CCGATATCACAGATTCTTCGGCTACTTGGTCCGTCCACACCGCTGGCGAACAGTTCCAACTGGAGACTGTGACACGAGCAGCCGGGATTATCGAAACAATCGACATCACCAGAGACATCGAAACTACCTCTACTACTACCTCTCTTTCTGTCTTCTCTCAGTAGGACCAGCATTTGCTGAAACTCCTACGGTGAGCAACAGTGCTAATCCTATTGCAGCAGCTACAGGTAACGTAACAAATCAAGCAGTCCAGTTCCAGAACAACGGTGCACCCAGTAGACAGCAGTTTACCGGCGGTAACTCGTGTAATGGAACGACAATGACTGTCTCTCCCTTCTACATGGGTAATGATACGTTGCCTACTGGCTACACCCGTAATAACAACTACGGTATGCAGCTTAACTTCTCCGTTCCTTTGGATGGTGGGATGATTGAGCAGTGCAAACAGATAGCTAAGCGGCACGAAGAAAAGATGCGTTTAGACTATGAGATAGTACGGGCGTTAAAATGTGCAGAGTTGATGAAGTCTGGGTTTACATTTAGACCCGGTTCACGTGTAGAGGTACTGTGTCACGACATCGTACCAATTGTGTCCCTTCAAAAAGAAAATTAATGTCTTACAAATTGCTTGACACCTTTACTGAAAAAGTACTGGGTGAATATGAAACTAAAGCTCAAGCTGAAAAAGCTGAATCCCATTTGATTCATGAACCCGGTGAAAGCCGGTATGAGCTTGTTGAACCACCTGCACCTAAGAAAGTCAGCAAGAAAAAAGCTGTCGTTACTGAGGAAGCAGATGTCAAAGAAGAAAGCAACTGAGGATCAGTTTAACGAGCTTCACAACCTTGTTACATCTGAATTCCTTCAGCGTATTAAAAGCGGCGAAGCTACGACACAAGATCTTAAAGCAGCTTGTGACTGGCTAGCTAAAAATGATATTAGCGGTGTTGCGTATGAAGGCAACCCGTTGGATAAGCTGGCGACAGTTATGCCTAAAGTAGACCCTGAGATGGTACAACGGAGATTGTATGGCTCAAAGCACGTCTGATTACTACAAATCTAATCCAAAAGCAGCTGCTCGCCGTAGAAAGCAGCAACGTGCGTACAATAAGACCAATAAAGGTCTGAAAATCCGCACTGCTGCTAACAAATTAAATCGTAAACTAGGTACTTATGGTAATGGTGATGGTAAAGACGCTTCACACACCGGTAAAAACACCGGAAAGCTGGAAACACCGTCTTCAAACCGTCGTAGACCTAGAACAGGCAAAAAGTACGCATGACACCGCTGTTGCCAACCCCTGATCATTACATTTACAACCTCATAACCATGACAAGTCCTGAAGCAAAACGTATGTGGCGTCGCGCAATCAAGGAACATTTTAATTGTCAATGTGTTTATTGTGGAGAACATTATGAATTACATGAACTTACTTTGGATCACGTTGTGCCTCGCTTTGTTGGGGGACAAACGATTACAAGAAACTTGGTTCCATCCTGCCGGAAATGTAATCAAGAAAAGGGGACAAGCAACTGGTTATCCTGGATGCGAGCTACGTTTGGCTACAATCCGGGTAGAGAACAATTGATTTTATCGCACATTAAGTAATGGCTAAAGATCTTTCTAACAAGGAGACAACGTTAACTAAAGCAGAATATCGTCAAGCAGCTACACAACTGTATAATGGTGAATATCCTGGTGTTGATTTTAGTGTACCTTTTAGTAAAGCTAAAATTTATCTAGGTAAACCTGTGTTTGCAGGGGTTGAGCATGTAGTAATCAATGCTGGGGGAGGTACTGCTAGTGTACGAAATCTTGAAACCCGTAAAGCTGCTAAAACTAGACAAGCTAAAGCACGTTCTGAAGCCTTGTTGTTAGATCCGGCAGCCCTTGCTGAATTAGACCGGCTTGAAAAAGGAGGTTTTTTCTCAGAAGGACGGTCTAAAGCTGGTTTTCTTGCTAAACGGTTAGAAGACGAAAAAGCCTTTGAACAAGAATTAGAACGGTACCGCCAAATTACTGGTGTAGAGCTTGACAACGGTCATATGACTACACGAGAAAACAATTCTCCTCAAGCACGTGCTGCAGAATTACGTCGAGTCAATCAAGCAAAAGGCGCTAAACAACCGATTGATTTGGAAGAAATGTCTGCTGCTGGATTACCGTTAAGTGATCTTGATGATGTATTAAGTTACGAAGCTGGTACCGGAACTAATGCTCAAGCTGATTTTGCAGCCAGAACTGCAATGCAAAATGCTGGCATGTCTGGTGAGCAAGCAATGGCTCTTACAGATCGTAAATTGCAGCTTGCAGCTCAAGGTTTGCCTTCTCAATCAGGTAGTCTTGGTACCTTAGGGCTTGCTCAACAAACAATTGAACTTACTGATCTTATGGCTCAAGCTCAAGGTGCAGAGCCAGGTGAAGTAAAAGAAGCTAGCAGAGCAACGGCACAAAGGCGCGAACAAATGGGTCAAATTGCACAAGAAAAAGGTGGGCTTTTTGGTATGCCTGATTTTGGTCTTACTGAAAGAATTTTTGGTAAATCTTTAGTGCAAGATGAACGACAAGAACTTAGTAAACCTAGGTTAGTAGACCAGTTTTCGGCAGTTCAACGCCGTCTTATTGACAGAGCACAGACTTACGAAGAAAAGGATGCGCTGATTACCTTATTTAAAAACCAGTAATTTTTTATGAGCGACGTACTAGACGCCCTACAGGGCGATTTTAAGATTTTTCTACAAGCCCTGTGGTCGCAACTAGACTTGCCAGAACCGACCAGAGCACAATACTCTATTGCCGACTATCTGCAACACGGTCCAAAACGTCTTCAAATTCAAGCGTTTCGTGGTGTAGGTAAAAGTTGGATTACGGGTGCCTTTGTGCTCTGGACTCTTTTTAATAATCCTGAGAAAAAGATCATGATTATTTCGGCATCTAAAGAACGTGCCGATAACATGTCTATCTTTCTTCAGAAGCTTATCATTGAGACACCCTGGTTAGTCCACCTAAGACCTAAAAATGATGATGCTCGGTGGTCGCGTATCAGTTTTGACGTTAACTGCAGTCCTTCACAGGCTCCTTCTGTTAAGTCTGTGGGTATTACTGGTCAGCTTACCGGTTCACGCGCCGACCTGATGATTCTTGATGACGTAGAAGTTCCTGGTAACTCTATGACTGAAATGATGCGTGAGAAGTTGCTGCAACTCTGTACAGAGGCTGAGTCAATTCTCACACCTAAGGAAGATTCCAGGATTATGTACCTGGGTACTCCACAAACTACCTTTACCATCTATAGGAAACTTGCGGAACGTAACTACCGCCCCTTTGTTTGGCCAGCTCGTGTTCCTCGTAAACTGGCAAACTACGAAGGGCTTATCGCACCCCAACTCCAAGAAGACATCGACCAAGGTGCCGACCCCTGGAGTGTAACTGACCCTGACCGATTTAGCCATGAAGACCTCCTTGAACGTGAAGCGTCTATGGGACGCAGCAACTTTATGTTGCAGTTCATGCTTGACACAAGCCTCAGCGACGCTGAAAAATTCCCACTCAAGATGGCTGATCTTATCGTCACCAGTGTTAATCCTAAGTCCGCTCCTGATGACATTATCTGGTGCAGCGACCCTAGAAACGTACTCAAAGAGCTTCCTACTGTCGGGCTACCTGGAGACTATTTCTACAGCCCAATGCAGATCCAAGGGCAGTGGGGACCATATCAAGAAACAATTTGCAGCGTTGACCCGTCGGGTCGAGGAACTGATGAGACAGCGGCAGCTTATATCTCCCAGCGAAACGGTTACTTGTACTTGCATGAAGTGCGAGCTTACCGAGACGGCTACTCAGACAACACGCTCCTGGACATTCTAAAAGGGTGTAAAAAGTTCGGAGTAACTAAACTGGTTGTGGAGACTAACTTTGGTGACGGTCTTGTCGCTGAGCTATTTAAGAAGCACCTGCAGCAAACACAGCAGGGTATTGACGTAGAAGAGGTACGAGCTAATGTCCGAAAAGAAGAGCGTATTATTGATGCCCTTGAGCCTATCCTTAATCAACACCGCCTTGTTGTTGATCGTGCTGTCATCGACTGGGACTACAACTCAAATAAAGACGACGCTCCAGAAAAACGTCTCCTTTATATGCTCTTCTATCAAATGAGCCGAATGTGTCGTGAGAAAGGTGCGGTTAGGCACGACGACAGATTAGACGCACTGGCACAAGGCGTTAAATACTTTACAGACGCTATGTCTATCTCGGCACAAGAAGTAATAAAACAGCGTAAACGGGATGATTGGAACGACCTACTTGAAGCTTTTATTGACGACCCACAACAGGCGACAAACCACCTAGCTTTAGGGTTTACATTAGAGCAAAGAAGACAAGCTAGAGGGCTTTCAAAAGGTCAGTCACCGACTTGGATTTAACCAAGCCGTTATGTATACAGGAAGAAGGGTGGACTTCCTGTGTTGGGGGAGACAACAAATCTCCCCCTTCTTTTCTACCGGTAAACCGAATAAGGTTTTATTTTTCCACCACATCAAACAAAATACGGCTTATTTCCGTTTTACTACTGTATGTCTATCCACCACCACCAAGTACAACTAGTTCACCACACTAACAAAGGTGATGAATTAGTAGCCTATATGGCACGGGTATCTAACCCAGCTAATCAGAACAACACTCAGACAAGTGCTCGTTTGATTAAGTATCTCATTGACCATAAACATTGGTCCCCGTTTGAGATGGTAAACATGTGTGTAGAAATAGAAACTACTCGGTCAGTAGCAGCTCAAATACTGCGTCACCGTTCTTTTTCATTCCAGGAGTTTAGTCAGCGTTACGCCGATGCAACACTGCTTGGTACCGGCGTTATGCCGGAGCTT